ATTTTATAATGTTATACTCTATTATTTTATTTGCCTTCTATACTATTACATAATTGTCAATAGCAAGGTGGTTTACATAAGTTATTTGTTTATAATAGGTTATGATAATTGACATAACTTGTTTAATTATAAGTAGTTATGATAATAAATAAATGGCGTTTTTTATTTCAATATCAAGGCTCAAAACGTCAATACTATTTATAATACTACATTATAAGGAAGGTAATTATCAATGATAGCAATAGGTTATGTCTATTCAAGGGTATAGGGTATGGATTAGCAAACCCCTAAAACAACCCCTAAAATACCCCTATTATACCCAAAAAACAGTCGAAACAGCTAAAAAACGACCCCAAACAGCCCTAAAATCCGCCTTTTCCCTAATAACCACATACTTTAACCAATAACTAATAACATGCCGAATTTACCCCTATGGGGTTCAAATTAGCACCCTTGTAGTATTGGATACTAACCTATTTAAATAGATATTTATATAATATATCAAAGGTGATTGGTTACATATATAAACGTAAGTTAAAGCGTCATGTTCTATAGTATAGTTCAAGTGTTCTATTATATGGAACGTTTATTAAAGTTATATTATATCTTTATAAAGGTATTTAAGAAGTATATGTAATTATGACATATGTGTATCATATAAGAAATTGATAATTACCTAATAGAATAGATTACTCTTATGTTTGTTAGGTAAGTAGTCTTTAGTATTATTGTATGGATTTATACATAGATGTGTATGATTTTATACAAATACTAATTTAGTAGATAATAGTAGTTGATTAGTAGTTGGCGAATCGGGTTTATTATTTATGGTATAAACATAGTGTGGCTATGTATATTAATAGTTGAGTAGATAATTTAATAATATCTGGACATTAATCTGGACATTGTGTCTACATTATTATACCTGATAGGGGTTATATATAGCATTTTAAGTAAATATATGGTGTTTATATAGGATTTTTGAGTAAATTATACCATATAGGGTATAGTTTGTTACAAAAAGTATATAGTATTTGTTACAAAATAATAGAGGATAATTTTTATAATAGATTGAGAATAAAGAGGTTAGAGTAAAAATATAGGAAAGAGGGTTATGGCTACTACTACACAGAAAGCAGGTGGTTACTACTGTAGTTTATAAAGGTTTTAATAAGTTTACCGATATGTGGTATCCAATTTGTCGTGGTGTAACCAAAAATAATTTGAATTAGGGCTTGACACCAAAGGATTCATGTGATATACTTGTAGTAGGAGATGAGATATGGATTTATACAATTTATATAAGTTGTTATTTGGAGATTCACAAGCAAGAAAAATATGTAATTATTTAGATGATTATGGAGATGTCTTTGTGAATTTAAAAACAGGGAAAATAGTAGATATTAAAGATAGGAGCAAAATAATATGAAAAAATTTATTTCTGAAATAGAAAAACAAATATATGCTTCCTTAGGAGTTTCTAAACAATTGCTAGATAATACTCATATATCTACTTATGGAGAGAGTTTATTAAAACATATATATAAAACTTATAAATTACATAAAAGAATTAAAGAGTTATTAGGAAAATAATCATGGACAGAATAAAATTAATTAAACAAGCATTAGAAGATATAGAACTTTTAAGATTATGTAACTCTATAATTGATAAAGAAGATTTATATCCTATTAAAAGTGAAATAGCCGAGATATTTGAATTGGCACAGAAGAAAAAAGGATATGTTTCTAATTTTTATCGTATACAAGCAGAATATAACGGAGTTTCTGAGGAGGATTTATGAACAAAGATGTAGAAAAATTAGCAAAAATACTTTTTAAATCAAAAGGCGGAGATAATTGGGATATATCAGAATGTGATTGTTCTACTGTTAAAAAATATTGTTATGGTGAGGAATGTGATTATGATTTAAAACAAGAAGCTATAGAAGAAGCTAAAATTATTTTAGATGCTGGTTATGTGTATAAAGAATAATACTAACTATGGGGCGAGTGGATAATTAATAGGATTATAGTCCATTAATAAGCTCAAGGCAAAGCCTAAAGAAATCCTATCATAGTTAGTTATAAATAGAAAGTTAGGGAGAAAGACAGTAAATAGACAGGCAGGTAAACAAAGGGAGGTAGAAAGATGATATTGAAAATAAGAACAGTAGATGAGGGTTGGTGTTATTATCAAATTAATGGAAGAATTAAGCATAGACCTTTAACGCTAGCACAATATGAGAATGGTTGTAAATTTTTAGCATTTGATAGAAGAGAAATAGATTTGCTTTCTCTTAGAAATATAAGAAAAGAAATAAATAGCTATGATGGTGGTTTAAAAGTAATAAGATTTGAACATGCTAAAGCAGATAATAGAGATTATGTTATTTATACTAATTTAACAGTATATTTGCTTAATGATGAAGGAAAAACAATAGAAAGAATTAATTAACAAATTCTCCCTAACTTTACTTAAATAGAAGAATTATAATATAATGGAACTTAATCTTACATTATTAATACTTATAGTAGTAGGTGCAATTTTCTTATTTTTAGCAGGTAATTAAATGAATAGAGAAAGTATTCTTATCTTATTGGTAATAATAGAGTTAGCATTGATTTGGTTCTTTATAAAATATGGTAAAGACTTAGAACGGAATTTTACTTTTAAGAAGAGGTTATAATGGAAAGAAAGAAGAAATGTATTGTTTGTGGGGAACATAAAGAATTATCAGAATTTTATTCTTGTGTAAGGACTATTAAGAAATGGACTTATAGAAGTTATCAATCTGCTTGTAAATTATGTAATGGTATATATAGTAAAAAATACAATGAAAAATATCAGAAAAAAAGAAAAGTATATTTAGATTCTCATCCTTGGGAAAAAACTTATCTTTATATTAAACGAAGATGTTGTTGTAAAGATGGTAAATATTTTAAAAGAGGCATTAAAAATTTTCTTATAAAAGAAGATTTAAAATATTTATGGTTTAGAGATAAAGCTTATTTAATGCAGAAACCAAGTATTGATAGAATTGATTCTGATGGTGATTATATTTTATCTAACTGTAGATATAGAGAGTGGTTAGAGAATTCAAAAGATGTAGATAGAACTAAGTTTTTAGGTGAGAAAAATCCTAATTGGAAAGGTGGTTTTCCTCATTGTCCGATATGTAACAAGCAATTAGCTGATTATAATGCTAAATCTTGTAGAGAGCATATAAAAGAAATTAAATAAAGACCCACTATATATTGTGGTTGAAATTAAAATAAACCACAATATACAGGTATTTAATTTATTTTGCGATTTACCCTTGACACCGAGTAAATCGTGTGGTATACTTATAGTAGAGGGAGAATACTATGTATAACTATGTCTATTTATTAAATATTATAACAGAAAAGTATCGTAACCCTTTTAATCGCCTATAATTAGGCGATTTTTTTATTTAATCTTAAAATAATGTAAGGACTAAAATGGCAGAAAATTCTAATTATAAACCAGAGTTTCAAGGGCTTATCACGAAAGAAAAACACACTGCCGAAAAATTATTTGAAGCATATAGGGATAGGTATAACATTAGTAGTTTCAGCGATTTACAACTTTTGACTACGTTAGTTTTTCGTGAAATTTTACAAATTAGGTATAAAAAGAAAATATCAAGCCTTAATAAAAATCTTGCAGTAAAAGATGCACAAATTATACCAAGACATTTAATGGATTCTTTAGATAGTAACGAGGAAAAAATACTTATACTTAAAGAAAAATTAAATTTATTTAAAGAAAGGCAGGAAGAAGACCCTTTTAATTATTTAGAAACTTTGAAAAAGAAATTTGAACTTTATAGAAAAGACTATCCAGAAGAGTTTAAAACTACTTGTCCTTTTTGTTCAGAAGTTTTCTTTTTAAATATAAGAACTACTAATTATAAAGAATCTAAATTAAAACTTTATAAGGACAAAGTGCTTTGCAATGAACATTTATGGCATTGTTATAAAGAAAATAAAATTACTAAGACTGATATGGCATCAATACTTAATGTGAGCGCAGATTACGTAGATTGGTTAGAAAGTAAAATATATTATAAAGAAACTAAAACAAATAATGATAGAGAATAATGGAAAGTCTGTTTTTAATAAGTTAATTTAGTTTAAGTTTTATCCTTCCGAATAATTCTCACCGCTTATAAGTTAAATCCCAAAAAATTTAAGGAAATAATTAATGTTATTACAAAAAATAACAGAATCTGAGATTCTATTTATGGAATCGTGGTATAATCCTCGATGTTTAGGAGAATCTCTTTTTGCTGATTTGGATAATTTTGGAAGATTTGATGAAAAGAAATTTAGTTCTATTCGTTTATATCAACTTCCAATGCTATCTGATGAATCAATGATAGATTTTAAAGCAACAGCTAAATATCATAAGCTTTCAAAAAAAGAAACCTTTAAATTAAAAAAGAATGTAGGTGAGTGCTATAATTTTGGAGCTAGATTATATGGCAAAACATTAATTTCACTTACTTTAGATATTGCTTTATCTGCTCTTTATCAAAAAGGATTAAAATCTGCTTTCTTTTCTATAGACGAGAAAAGATTGCGTGGAGTATTAACTTTAGTAGAACAGGCGATGAAATATCATCCAATATATAAAATTTTTGATTTTATTTGTAAATATAAACCAGAGATTAAGTTTCAAAGCAAAAGAAATTATTGGAGTCTTAAAGGTGTAAATATGACTTTAAAAGGAAAATCTCCTGGAGAACAGTTTTATCAACTTCATGTTGAAAAAATGTGGGGAGATGAAGTTTCTTTTGAAACTCCTGAAATTTACAAAAAAAGAAGAGACTCTGGTTCTGAACTTGGAGTAATAAACAGATTAGCAGGAATGACTAATTTTACTAAACAATCACCAGCAGGTAAAACTTTTTATGACCCAAAAAATAAAGAAAAAGTTATAAATTTACCTCGATATGTAAATCCTTTTTGGTCTGGCGAAGATAAAGAAGATGCTCTTGTAGAATTCGGTGGAGAAGGAGCACCTAATTTTAGGGTTTTTGTTGGGGGAGAAGTTATAGAAGATGGGTTATCAGAAATAGATATGGATAGAGTTAAAGATTGTTATCAAAGTAAAAATAGAATAAAGCGATTTGAATTAAAAAAGAAACAATTTGAATATTTTGAGAATTTAATAGTAGTAGAAAGACCAAAAAGTGCAGAACGTATATTTATTTGTGCAGATATAGGAGAATCAGCAGGAACGGATATAACTATATTTTCAGAAAATGGAAATAAATATAATTATATTTATAATATTATTTTATACAATTTTATTAAAGATGAACAGGAAACAGTTTTTAATTGGCTTATTGAAAAATTAGGAGCAGAAGTAATCGCATTTGATTGTGGAGATGCAATGGGGAGAACTTTAGCAGATGATTTTGAAAAGAGATACTCTAAAGATAATGTAGTGAGATACTCAGGTGCTTCTAAAATTAATGTAGGATTTCAAAAAGACGAGAAAGGAAAAGAAATTTTAGTATCTGGAAAACCTGTTTTTCGTCAAGAATATATGTCAGAATGGTCTATGAATAGATTAAAAGTTCTTTTATATGAAACTAGAATAAATATACCTGTAGATTATAAATTACATAATCAATTGGCAAGTATAATATCAACTCATTCAGGAACTAGAAAAGTTTATGCTTGTCTTTCGGAAAGCGGAGACCATTTAATCGATAGTTTTAGAGTATTTGCAACAGCACAATGGCTTAAAAAAGATTTTAATCAAACTCCACAAATGAGACGAGAATGGGGAGTGGGTGAGGTATCATGGAAAAATTAAATAAGGAGAATTTATAATGGCAACTGATTCATCTAATCTATTAATTAATTATGTATTATCGCTCCTACTTAAAAAAATCGTAGTGCCTAGCGACTATCACAATCAAGTTGAAGCAGTAAGAGAAATGCAGTCTGATGATGTTTCAGGTCTCGTAGATTCTTTGACTGATTTTCAAATAAATAGTGCCTCAGTAGATTTTTCTATTGAAACACCAAATGCCGAATATACTCGCATATTAAAGAAATGGTTAGATACTATTAATAAAGATTATAGAGGAAAGCTTCCATCAGGTATACAATTTATAGCAGAACAATATTTTAGAGAAAGATGGAAATACTCTTCTTTTCCTGTATTAAAAATAATGGAATGGAAAACTATGAATGGATTAATACTCCCTACTAGAATGTCTTTTGTAGATGGAGAAAGTATTTATGCTAAAGATAAAGATAAAGAAGATGTTATTAAAATAGATAATTATGATTATTTTATTACTGATAAAACAGACCCTAAAAATAAATTAGAAAATAATTGTTTATTTTCTCGACCTTATGGGCGTTATTTTGATAAATATCCTATACCTTACCTTATTAAAAGAGGTATTTATCATAATTGGAAAATAATACAATCTATAAAAAATAAAGAAACAGAAATTCTTGACCAAATTATACCTTATATATTGTTGATTAAGAAAGGTTTTAAGGGCAATACTATAGATGAAAGTAAATCTTATTCTTCTGAAGAATTAAAAAGTGTAGTTCAGCAATTTCAGGATTTAATGAATACTTTAAAATCTACTAATGTAGACGATAAACAAATTAAATCCCCTGTTAGAGCAACTAATTTTGATGAAGAGATTAAACATTTAATTCCAGATTTAAAATCTATTTTTGAACCAGGGTTATTTGCAGTAGCAGAAAAGAGTATACTCGCTGGTTTAGGGTTTTTAGATATAGCAGAAGGTGTAAGTCAAAGTAGAAAAGAATCTATTTTAAATCCTAAATTATTTATTGCTGAAACTAAAAAAGGTGTAAAAGATTTTAAACAAATAATGAAAGAATTACTTTTATTAATAAGAGATAAAAATGAGATTCATACTAAATATAATAATGTAGAAACTCATGTAATATCTTCGCCTGTTAATGTGTTTATTAGCGACGACTTTAAAGAAAAAATTAGGCAACTTTATGATAGGGGCAGAATATCTTCACAAACTGCTGTAGAAATTATTGCAGAGGTAGATTTTAAAACAGAAGTAATGAGAAGAGAGAAAGAGGAACAAGACGGTATTAGTGAGAAGATGTTCCCAGTAGTAACTAATAATGTTGAAGGTAAAGGTTTTGATTTACCTAACGAAGAACCAGCAACACAAGATAAAAACGATAAAGAACTGCCTGATGATAAAGTAGATGAAACAGAAAAACAAGAATATAATTTAGGAAAGAAAAAATTAGTAGGTGCTCCTTACTCAACTATTCAAAGTTTACCGAGTTATATAAAGAAAAAATATGATAAAGCTTCTCAAAATAAGTGGCTCAAAATTTGGAATTCGGCTTATAAATATATGTTAAAAAAGACAGGTAACGCAATTAAAGCGGAGGCATATGCTTTCAGAACTGCTAATGCTAAAATGAGATTAAAAGTTAAAAGTAAGGAAAATGAATAATGAAAAATAGAAATAAGAGAATTAGACAGATTTTAACTAAAAAATTTAATAGAAAAAGAATAAAAAATCTTTTAACTAAAGCATTTCTTATGAAAGAATATATAGATAATCAAAAATCTTGTTTTAAAATTGCTAGAGAAATTAAGGTTTGTCATGCAACTGTAGAAAATTATTTACATAAATTTAAAATTAAAACTCGAACTAATAAAGAAGCTCATACTGGAAAATTAAATTTTATGTATGGCAAGCGATTTTTTGGTGAAGATAATCCTAATTTTCAAAATGGAGGCGTAACAGGTAAAGTTTATTACTGCATAGATTGTGGAACACCAGTTACTTTTATGTCTACTATTAAAGGGCATGGAAGATGCAAATCATGTGCTCATAAAGGAAAATTAAGTTTTACTTTTGGCAAACATGCTTATCATGGTAAAGGAAAAAAGTATAAAGGTATTTTTATGAGGTCTACTTGGGAAAGAAAGTTTGCTTTCTTTTTAGATTGCAGTGGAATTAAATGGGAATATGAATCTAAAAGGTTTTATTTTGAAGATTGCACATATTGTCCTGATTTTTATATACCAAAATGGGATTTGTATATAGAAATTAAGGGATGGTGGAGACCAAATACAAGGAAAAGATTTGACTTATTTAAAAAGAATTATCCAGATAAAAGTATAAAAGTATTAATGCAGAAAGAATTACAAGAGATAGGACTTCAAGTATAGGAGGATTACAATGGAAAGAGGAATAACAAACAAAGATGCTCAGGATTTTTTACAAGATGTTAAAGATAATGGTAAAGTAGAAATCTTACATGAAGGTAGTAAAGAGGTTAATGATTTAATTCAATCAGCTAAAAAGAGAGGTATACTTATTGAAGGTAGTAAAGACCTCGGCGTTTTGAAGACTATATATTTATTTGCAGATGTGCCCAATAGTAATAAGGCTATTGTGCCCTCTAAAGAATTTAAAAAAATCTTTCCACAGATAATCGGCAAGCCAATGAACCTTGACCACAACCGTAAAGAAATTATCGGTTTCTATATTGACTATAAATACATACTTAAAGAAAATAAAGCGATTGCCTATGCGGTTTTCTTCAAATCGAATTATCCTATGCTTTGGGAAAAAGCGAAAGATTTCCAGAAAAAAGGAAAGTTGAGTTCTAGTTTTGAGTTATGGAGCGATAATAATAAAACAGAATATTTGACAAACGGAGATTATAAATTAAGAGATATTTCCATTGCAGGTGGGGCATTAATTCTAGAAGAATACGGTAATAAACCCGCTTTTAAAAATGCGAAGGTTCTTTCTATGTCTAAAAAAGTAAATCTTAAAGAATGTATAGGTGCAAAATGCCTTGTAACAGCATCAAAATATAAACAGGAGGATATTATCGTGGCAGGAGACTATTTTAAGGATTCAGTAAAAGAGAATAAGAAACAGTTAGAAGAGGAAACAAGGCTTAAAGAAGAAAAGACAAAAGAAGAAGTTAAGCCTGAAGTTAAGAAAGAAGAGGTTAAAACCGAAGAGTCTCCTAAAGTTGAAGATAAAAAAGAAGTAAAAACTGAACCCAAGATAGAAAAAATAGAAGATAAACCTAAAGAAGAAGTTAAAGAAGAGAAAAAGGTCGAAGAACCTAAAGTTGAGAAAAAAGAAGAAGACAAACCTGCTATTCCTAAACTTAAATGCTCTAATTGCGAAATAGAGTTTGATTATACAGGTATAGACGCTACTACAAAATGCCCTAAATGTTTTGCTATAATTGATAAAGCAGGTAAAATGATTTACCCCCCTCAGATAAAGGACTTTAAAATAGCATGCCCTACTTGTAAAACAAATAATTGGTTAATTTTAGCAAGAGATGATGAAACAATAAAAACAAGATGTCTATCTTGTTCTAAAGAATTTAATATGGGGTTTGAGGTAAAGAAAGAAAAGATAGCTGATAGAATTAATTTTTTATATAGTTCCTATGTTAGATGCCCTCAATGTTCAAATTCAGTTCCATATGCAGGAGTATCTAGTATAGAGGAAGCAAGTGTAAAATGTGGTAAATGTGGATTACAATTTGCTTTTAATATTAAGAAATCGGCTATGAATAAGAAGATTTCTAAAATAGAAGAGATAGTTCCAAAAGAAATAAAGAAGTCTTCAGAGCAAGGAGGAAAACAAACGATGGAGTTAAAACCAGATGCTAAGAAAGTAGAGGCAACTACGCCCAAAGATTTAGGAGAATCTAAGGAAGTTGCTAAAGAAGTAAAAGTTGTAGAAAAAGTTGAAGTTAAAGAGCAACCAAAAACAGAAGAGATTCCTAAAGCAAAGGTCGAAGAGCCTAAAGTTGAGGAAACTCCAAAGAAAGCGGAAGCTCCTAAAACTGAAGAGAAACAAGGTAATGATTTAGTATTTTCGATGAAAGATAAAGTAGAAGAAGTGGTTATTGATGCAGATACTGATACTACAGATAATGCAGAGATTACTGTTTCTGAAATAGAAAAAGTAGAACCTATAGATAAATATTCTAAATCAAAAACACTTCGTAAAGCAGTAGATAAGATTAAAGATGTTGAAATAGCATTAACTGAAGCTAATGATGAATCAGCTTTAAGAAAATCAGCTATTAAGAAATTAGTAACTAAGATTTTAAAGTTAAAGAAAGAAGTAAAGCTTTATAAAGCTAATGCTAAATCTATAATAGAACGAAGAGCAGAGCTTGGCGAAACAGAATTAACAGATGCAGAATTACTTAATGATGATAAGTTTAATTTAGCTAAAGCAGAAAAAGAAAATTTAGATTTAAAAGCTAAACAGTTAAATACAGGTAATGAAATAGTTGGTGGAAAGAAACATGATGGTGATTATTTAACTAAACGAGCAAAAGCAATAGACGCAGAAGCTTTTAAACATGTAAATAAGAATAAGAAATAATTGCTACTTTTTTCAAGTAGAAAAGATAATAGAAAAAGATAAATAATATCCAAAAAAAGATAGATTTAAAAATTTTTCCTGAATCAAGAGGTAAATAAAATGGAAAAAGACATTAGATTAGAAATTGCGAGATTGATAGGCGAGCCTATTAACGCACAGTTACCAGTTCCTGTAGAATTGGCAGAGATAGCTGATGTATTTACAGCAGAGCCTGGCGAGAAAGTGTGGAGATATACCGCTTTTGATACTTCGTTAGATACTATTTTAGCTGTAGATGCTGATGGTGCTATAACACAGGTTAAGAGAAGTGCTACTGGAGATGTAGAGCTGACTTTTAGTGGCTTGAATTCAAAAGAAGAGTATGTTCTCATAGATGATATTCTTGGAGAAACAGATAATGTTTCTGTATTGGCAAGAAGGAAAGAATCAATCTCTCGTGGAATGGATAAGAGAGAGATAAAAGCTATAATTACCGCTATACTGGCTAATACTGCTGGTTATCTTCCTGGCGTGGAGTGCCCTGAATTTACAGTGTCTTCAACACATGACCTGTATGATGTTATAATGGGTATGAAACACCTTATAGAAGATTACGGTGATGCGTTTGTTCTGTTGGTTGGAACTGCTGTTAAAGAAGCTATAGATACTTATGACAAGGATAATGTTGCTTCATTTAATTATAACATTACTTTGTTAGCAAGGCTTGAAAGTCTTGGTATTAAAGTTGTAAAGATATTTGGTAAAGTTGAGGAAACTGATGGCGGTGGAGAATTGGCTATAATGGATTCTAAAAAGCTAATTTTGGTTGCTAAGAATTCAAGAATCGCAGAAGGAAAGCCTGTTAAGTTTGTAAGGCGTAAGATTTCTGCTGATATTGCTAAATTGATGGGTGCAGATGTGGACAGTGCTCAGAGAGCATTGATTGTAAGTCCTACTCCTGTAAATAAGGCTGGAGTAAACACATTGGCATATAGCATATATGGCTATGAATCAAATGTGCTAACTATTTGTAACCCCAAGGCAATTTCGATTGCAGATGCAACTTCGATTCTCTAATTGAGAAACCCCGAAGGAGGGGCGGAAAACCCCTCCTTCTTTTAACTAATTGAAAGACAAAACTATGAAACTTACAAAAAGAAATTTAAAAAGAGAATATTTAAA